CAAAAGAACACATCGCGTCCATCGCTGCTTATTTTTGTCCAAGCTGAATCGGTGCCGGTTCCGGGTGTATAGGTATGATTCTCAACATATAGCGCAACTGGCGTGTTAGCAGTAAACCTAATCATCCGTTATCACCGCCCTACCTTGCGCGATAAGACTAAGCATCACTGGATGATTGGTCATTAGTGCCGGATCAGTAGATTGTGCCATTTTACAATACAACACGATTGCTTCAGTTGACAAGGAGGTGGGGCTGGTGGTTGTGTCCCATCCAGCCCCCGAAAAGTATTCCTGTGCTGCCTCAATCATCAGCGTAATTTCTGCGTCTTTGCTTGTCTCGGTATAATTTATTCCGAGTCTATTTTTTACATCAGTGAGTATAATCATAATAACGCCCCCTTAAGACTTAGTGACCGTTACAACATACTCGGTTTCTGATACTCCATCTGTCACAGTTATGGTCACTGTATTTGTTCCGGCGGCCCATGTTGCAGCTGCACCATTTGTATGCGGTGTGCCATCAAGATCAATAGCAATAACAGCTGACGGATCATCCGTCATTGCCGTCACCACATTGGTTGCGTTGGTTGTTGCCACCGCATACGCAAGTGTGCCTGCATCAAATAATGGGTCTAATGTTAACGCGCCAATAGTCAATCCGGATAATGAGCTATCGACTACGCTTTTTTTGTTACAGTAACCAGAGAATTATTGTCAACAACTTTGCCATCCAGAATCATAACTGCTTTAGTCAACATATTTTCTGTGTCCCAATCCTGCTTTCTTTGTACGCCCATGTTGTATACTGTGTTAATCACATAATCAGCGGGGTTGAATAGGAACGCTACCACTGTGTCACTTGCAACAGTTGTTGCATAGCTAGTCATGTAATCGTTTAGTATTACTTTTCTGCCTAACAATACTCTTTCGGGCACACCAGAAAGGCCGTAATTAGTGCGGCAAATAGGTTGGCCTTGCTCGTCTACCATTCCGATAAATCCCATAAAGGTTTTCTTAGTCATAAACCATGCTGCGCCAGTTTCGTAAGCCAAAGGCAGCAAAGCCTCTGCGCCTACTAGAGTTGCATATTCCAAGCTGTCCACTGCTAGTACATCAAAGTTTTGACCTGCTACAACTGTCTCGGCTAAAATACCTTTTGGTGATGTATTGCCATCCGCATCAGATACTATAGTTGATTCAATTTTCTTAACCATTGCATCTACTACATTTTTAACAAAAGCACTTTCAAAAGCTGCAAGTGCCATCGTTGCTGTTTCGAGACTCATTGAAATTTCGCATCTTAGTTTGAAGCTACCGAATGTAATATTAGTAGTTGTTTTATTTTGCGCGTCTGAGCTGGCACCTTCAAGAACCCATGTTGCTACTGGCTTAACACTCGAAACCGGTATTGATACGCCACTTGCAAAACTTGTTTTAGTTACTAAAGGAAGCAGGTTGCCGATACTATCTAACTTTTCAACTATTCTATCCACAAGTACAGTAGGAATTGCACCTGGAATGTCAGTCAACACAGTGCTTGCATCTGCTCTTAATTCAGCAGGAATAGCAGTTCCTTTTGTTACATATTGTTGGAATGCTTTTCTATATTCCATATCCTCAACATCAGCGGTTCTTTTCACGATGCCGGGAGCGGCAATGATGCCAGGTGTCGAATCGCTTACAGCTGCAGTTCTGGCAGCAACTACTGGCGCTTCATCAGGCATATTGTCAATCATGTCCTGCAATCCTCTGATTTCAACGTTCAAAGATTCAACTTCGCTATTTACTGACCGGAGTTCATCAACACTTTCCAAACCTTCAGCAGTTGCAATCTTTGCGTCTCTTGCTTCTTTTTTGGCAGCAAGCATTTTTAACAATTTATCTTTCATTTTAATTTACCTCGCCTTTCAACTTAATCTTTAGCTTCAAGAGTTCTTGCTCGTGTAAGCTATCCAGCCGTCTTTCTTCACTATCCAGCAATTCAAGACTACGAGCATAAATTGATGTGCTGTCATAGAATGGCGTGTCCACAACCGAAACGTCCCACAGCTTCTCAATATTTTTAACTTCTCTAATAGTTTCATCATCCTTGAAAGTCCATGTGTCTCCACCTTCAGCGATGTTAAACGCAAAGCTCATTTTGTCAATCAGTCCCTCTTGTATGGCTTTGTATAAATCCCTATTGCTTTGGGTATCCAAGAGATCTGCTTCAATCTTCAATCCTTTTTTATCCTTAATAAGCCGCAGTGACTTGTTACGCGTACGCGCCATAATCATGACGTTGTCATTGTGGTTATATCTAAGAGGCACATCCTTCATATCTGTCTTGTCTAATGCATCGGAATTAACAACCTCTGTAAATTTGCGGTTAAATGATTTGTGCGTTGCTGGCTTGTTGAATATGATTGCATAACCTTCAATGCTCATACCATCATCATCAGTCTTGGCCGCCCTGACCTCAATCAGCCTTCTTTCAAACTTCTCTTTATTCCCCATCGTCTGTTCCCTCCTTCACACCGGCTTTGCTTTTCTGGTACGCATCAACTTCTGCTAAGTTCACAAAGTTCAGAGACTGCAATCGTCTATTTCCTTCAGGAAAGGGTTCAATACCAAACATCTCATTGATTTCATTGAGTGTCATTATGCCTGTTTCTTTGGCCAGCCCTGCAAGTTCCATTTTGCTTTCATTATCCATGTAGCTGATTTTTGAATAATAGCACTTGATCCTGTGGCCAACATCCTGCTCGCGTGAGCTGAAAAAGCATGCTGTCATGGCCTGCTCTAATTGGACAACTACTTCCTCGATGGTAGTTTGATAGAATGCACTATGCTGCTTGCCTGTATAATCACCAGATAAAATCGCAGCAGATACACCATAACGTTCTTGTAAGATAGCTTTCAAAAATACCAGCACATCCTTAGGTATATCAGGTGGAGATATTTTCATCGGCACAAAATCGCCAGTTAAATCAGTAGCTACTATGCCGCTAGCACTAGTTGTAATATGGCTTTCAAAATCGTCCCTGATCTTGTTCATTTTTGCGCCATCAGCAACAGTCTTAGCATTAAACACACCCTTGACCTGCAGGCTTGCTTCTATGCTTTTTGGTAGGCCCTGGATTGTTTTGTCCAGCGCATCCAGCGTTCTTATCACGTCTCGATTGTTTAGGTTTCCGTTATCGTCTCCACCACCTACGATTGTGTTAACACCTCTACGCCACTTCAAATGTACAAGATCAGCATAAGGCAATGTGTAACTGCTGCCGTCCGCAAAATCAAATCGTACTTCCCAGGGCTGGCCATTACTTGTACCGATGTAGATTGCAGTGGGGTTCAACGGATAAAAAGCCAAAAACCTTTTAAATTGCTGACCACTCGGCAACGTGACAACCTCATATTGTGGATAAATAAAAGCATTGCCATTTTTCCGCCGCAGCCATTCAACATTTTGCAAGAAATCGGTTGTGGTCTGTAACGGGTTCGGTTTGAACCGGAACAGTCTAGTAATATCATCATTTTGGACCTGCAATATACCATTGCCCTTAACAATACTTTTCAGTTCAATCTTTCCAACTTCACTCGCCACCCTGCTAATTGCATTATTTACAAAATCAGATAGATATATGTCTTGCCCAAAGCTAGTGAAAATAGGCTGACTGTTAGAAAGCCAAGAGCTGTGGACAGTTGTTTTGCTGCCTAATATGGTTTTTAAATAATCTAATACTCCCAAAGCATAAACCCTCCTTTCTACATTAGAGCTAAAAATTCAGAACGAAACCACTCCAAAGTGGCATAAGCTATTACTTTGCTTGCGGTCCCGTCAATCCGCTGCGTACTTTGCAGTTTTGCCGGGATGATCCGGCCCATTGTGTCTACCTTCAACCCTGTATTTTTAAAACACCATACACATACTGGGTTGTTTTGATAGTTTACACTCTTATCCCGCATGTCGGCCTCCAATGTCCGCATGGGGTTATTCAAAACCTTGAAGTCCTGTGGCACATTGACCGCAATCTTATCACCAAATAATTCGGTATACCGGTTCTGGAAATCCTTCGCGAATCGGTTATCGTAACCACTCCTAAATGGTTTCAAGTCATGTTCTTCTAATAACTCAAAATGCCAGTCTGCGATGATATGTGTTTCAACTGCGTTGCCGGGAACGATAGTCAGCCATCCTTCGCGTTCCCACTGACGATAATCAACACCATCTGGACTTTTATCGAGTTTGTTTTCTGGAATCCAATATCTCGTATGTAAGTATGTCCCAGGATCATTAGGTAGTTTAAGCAATATTGTAGATGAACACATGTCTGTAGTTTCCGCAAAGTCATTACCTGATATATAAAAGCCACCTGCGAAATCTTTTAGTTCGAAGGTTTCAACATTTGTTATATCGCTTAATCTTAGCCACGCCTGCGCATTCGATTGTTTAAGGTTAAAATCTTTCGCCAGCATGTAGGCTCTAGTTGCACTGTCAATCTTAGCATCCTCGATTATACCATCCAAGTAGTGCCATTTTTTAGCCACTCCCATGTTGGGATTGCTTTTTACCCAGGATGCACGATCCTGCCAGATTTCTTCTTCGTTGTCCTGCGTATATAGCCACACAAGCCATCTAGGACTATTTAGTTCCCCTTTGAGCAGCAATCGCGCTTTGACGAGCGTCTTATCCAAATAACCATCTTCAACAAATCCATCAGTTGTTATTTCATCAACCATTGACTCGTCTTTCGTTGATGTAGATTGCATGATTGGTGCGACCAGCCGGTTGTCTTTCATTTCATGGATTTCATCGATGATAGCCTTGTCTATATTCTTTCCTTCTTTTGCACCGGTCTTCACAGACAGCTTTTTGATCTTGGCCTTATTCTGACGACTGTATTTCCCACTCTTACGCTTTTGTTTGGGGTTCCCCATAAACATGCCTTTGATGTTCTTTCGACTCACCCTGGACAATTTAGGACTTTCCTCACGCATGTTATTCATTTCATCAAATATCAATCCAGCTTGTTCATAGTCATTCGATGCACACAGAATATTTGTTCCTATATTGCCGCAGAAAAATTCAGCTAGGCCATCAGCAGAAATCAATGTCGTCTTGCCATTTTTCCGGCCAATCATCAATAACGACCTATTGAACCGTCGTAGCCAATCGCCATCAATGAGCATATAAAAAGCATACTTGGCTTCCAAATATGCCTTTTGCCACAATTCGAGTATGAAAGGCTCGCCAGCAAAAGGTGAAATACTGTGCTTGCATTCACTCTCAATAAACTTTATCCGTTTGTGTGCTTCCGTCACATCATACCGGAATATGGGATCATCCATATCAACAATCAGGATGTCCAACATCAACTGCAGTTCTTTGCCAATAACTATCTCGCCCGACTTGCACTTATCATAATATTCGAGCAAATAGCTATTCATAGTAGCTCAACCCATCATCATCATCACCTGTTGCCACCGCAAGGTATTTCATGAGCTTATCCATGATGTTTGTTAATGTTGCAGCGTGTCTAGTTATTTCACTAGATACCGGTAACGACTTTTGTATCTCCGGATGATTGGGATGATATTTGATCAGCCCCGACTCTGCCGCCTTTGCGTTTAGCTGTTTCAGGTAAATGGTTTCATATGCAGCTTGCTCAATCAAAGCAGCCAGCGCGCCAAGTCTATTTTCTTCAGCCGCCGGGAATTTATTCTTTAACCTATCGATTTCTTTCGATAACTCGGACATTTTAATATTCTCACCTACTTTTATACAATCTCGCAAAACCTCTAAGGAAAAGTCAAAACTTCAGTGTGTGTCATAGAAACG